GCCCCGCGAGGGGCGCACGGTGCTTTGGTACAACACCACTACTGGGCGAACCCAGCAGTTACCTACTATCAGATGGAACCATCATGGTGCAGAAAGAGCGCTATGTGACTCTTGTCGAGCCACAGCGTTGGGAGAGTCATTACCAGTACAACTGGACGACCGACCCTTCCCCAGGAGTAATATCCCAGGGTATCTCTCTGCCGTTGAAGTTTGTGGAAAGAACTTCAACAAGCGGGCATCCGGGTTTTTCAATCCTCGGAGGCCAGACTGACGTTGGTGGAGATTTCTCCACAATAAAGGTAAGGAGCATCGTTAACCACACGCCTGGGATCTTTCATGGTCTCAGTACGTTTGGTTCGCGGTATATCGGGCCAGCATGGCCTGACTCCCCCACTAATATTGGAAACTACGCGTTGTCGCTAGTACCCTTCTCTTCAGACGCGAGTCTGATGCAGAAGGGCACAACCGCTATCGCGCGCTGTCTCCCTACGAATCCAGTCGTCGACGGAGCAACTGCCATCGGAGAGCTGAAGCACGGAGTGCCTAAGCTCATCGGCCGAGACCTGTTCAAGTCGCATTTCAAGGACTACCGTAAATACGGATCCGAGTATGTGAACTATGAATTCGGGTGGAAGCCGATCGTGTCCGATCTAATGAAAACTGCTAAAGCTGTGACAGAGTCTGAGAAGATACTGACACAGCTGCAACAGGATTCTGGCAAGAATGTTCGTCGGAAATACGCTTTCCAAGATGAAGTCGACACTAAAACGTGGACGGTCGGTAATATTTACTCTTACCTTCCAGGAGGAATTGTCCTCTCCACGCAGCAGTACGACGGTCCAGGTACAGCCACTGTGACGCAGACAGTTACGACGCGCACGTGGTTTAAGGGTTGCTTTACTTACCACCTCAACCTCGGGAGCACGCTCCCGGATAGATTGATGAGGCAAGCAGCCGAAGCCAGGAAACTGTACGGGCTCGAAATCACTCCCGAGCTCGCATGGAACCTGACTCCCTGGAGTTGGGCCTTAGACTGGCAAGGGACGATCGGCGATGTTCTTCACAACGTCGGTCGTTTCTCGCAAGACGGCCTGGTAATGCGCTACGGCTACATAATGCAGACAAAAACTGCAGAAGTAGATATCGTGCTCCAACGTGGGGCGCCTGTTACGGCGCTCAACAATGGACCTCTTCACATGACTGTGACTGCAGAGTCACTGATTAGGAGGAGGGCAACCCCATTTGGTTTTGGCTTTGACATGACCGCCCTGAACGGGCGTCAATCAGCCATACTCGGGGCCCTTGGCATGAGCCGGGGCCCTAGGCTGTAGTTTCGACTACAGCTGGCTTTTGAATTGCTCTTACAAGAGTCGTTCGAAGGCGACTATAGCAGGTCAACAGACCTGTGTCACCCTCATTTAACCCGAAAAGAGTAATGCCATGTCATTCGCAGATCCCCAGTCCGTTACGATCAATGCAGTTGCGATTCCCATGCCCCGTACGAGCTCCGGCGTAAACACCGGAACTTTCACGGCAGCTGATGGGAACACGCAGCTCGTCGTCCAGCACGCGTACGGTAAACGTATTCGTCGGGCGATTAAGCAGACATCGTCCAAGGTTGCTCCGGATCCGTTGATCGTGACCACGAACGTCAAGTCTTCGGCGAGTGTCTCACTCGTCGTCGACATGCCGCCCGCTGGTTTCACGAACACGGAGCTGAAGCAGCAGATTGATGGCTTTATTGCCATGCTCTCTGCTTCCTCGGGTGCCAAGATCTCGCAGCTTCTCGGCGGCGAAAACTAGCACTGGACTTAGTACCTACATCTGTGTAACACATGGCTATGGAAGCTCGAACTCTTACTTAAAGGAGCCGGCTTGAAAAGCCTTATGTTACTCTGGCAGGAGGTCGCAAATGAACTCGCGACCTGGTGTTGCACCAGCACCAGCCAGGACTTTAAAACGGTCCAGGCTCGCGTCAAACACGAAGGTGAGTCGTTTCTAACGATCACCCTACCTAACTTCTGCACGGACTTCCAAAAAAGTCTCGCAGCTGGTCAGGTAGATCGCAACCAGTTTACCGGTTTTACCCGGACTGGTAGTCTCCCCCGATTTCTCGGAGGTTTCTTCGATCTTGTGTTCGACCGTGGAACTGGTCTTCTCCTTGATTCTCCGTCAGTTGACGCAGTCTATGCCATTCGCCAGCTTACGCTGATGTTTGGTAAGATTCTTCTGCCGTGCAGTGATGCACGAGAAAAGGCGGCAATTGATGGATTTCTCAAGTGTGAGCAGTCAGTCAAAGAAACGGACGCTTCTCGAGGACCTCAGGAAACTGAGGACTTCCATAGAGTGTCACGTCTACTTTGGGCTGATCTCTTTGCAGCAGTGGATAACTCCATCGCAGCTTATGAAATCGTCCCAAAGCACGGCCCAGGTGCCACCGCTGATCGACTTAAGGGTAACCAAAAGTTCAATCAGACGGAATGGACCGATAGGCTTGAAGAAGTGTTTCCAGCGGGGAAGTTTTTACTTCCGCATTGGAGATACATCTCTGACCTTGACCGTATTGACTGGCTCGAACCCGGACGAGAGCGACCCGTTAAGGTTACTCTAGTTCCTAAAACGCTCAAAACACCTCGTATCATCGCCATTGAACCGACTGCCATGCAATATGCACAGCAAGGGATTCTGGAGGCGATCGAGAAAGCTGGGAAGAAGCATGACAACTTCAACCACTTTGTCCGTTGGAAGAGCAACTCCCCTAATCAGGAGCTTGCTCGCCTTGGTTCCCTCTTTGGGGACCTAGCAACACTCGACCTGAGTGAAGCATCGGATCGTGTTTCGAATCAGCTCGTAAGGACCATGTTGCGAAACCACCCACACTTGCGTGATGCGGTGGACGCTTCAAGGTCCCGGAAGGCTGTTATACCTGCCAAGTTTGGCGGACATAAGGTCCGCCTTGGCAAGTTTGCGTCTATGGGTTCGGCTCTCTGCTTTCCCATGGAGTCATTTGTCTTTATGACTGTGATATTCCTAGGGATTGAAGAAGAGCTGAGAAGACCCCTGACCCAAGACGACCTTAAGTCGTTAAGGGGCCAGGTGCGCACGTACGGGGATGATATCATTGTCCCCGTGCGTTATGTGCGTGCCGTTGTCAGCAAACTCGAGACTTTTGGGTTTCGAGTAAATGCTGGCAAGTCTTTCTGGACAGGTAATTTCAGAGAGTCTTGCGGAAAGGATTACTTCAAGGGCGAAGACGTTTCAGTCGTTCGCGTCCGGAGAGTTCTCCCAACACATCGGCGTAACGCTCAGGAGATCATCTCCGTGGTGTCACTCCGCAACCAACTTTACAAAAGAGGGCTGTGGAGAACCACGAAGTATCTGGACGACTTGGTTGAGGGTTTCATCCCCTTCCCTGCAGTCGGACAGAATTCTCCTATACTTGGCAAATGGAATTTCACGGACCATGAGGTCCATGGGTTTCATTCCGACCATCAAGTCCCTCTTGTCAAGGGCATGGTGGTGGTCAGTAAGCTTCCAGTTGACAAGCTGGATGGTACTGGTGCCTTGCTTAAATTCTTCCTTAAGCGCAGCGAAGAGCCTTTCGTTGACAGGGAGCATCTAGAGCGTTATGGACGCCCTGAGTCCGTCGACATCAAGCTCAGGATGGCACCGGCCCACTAGGGCCGGTGGCGGGTAACCAATCCCGCGTGAGGAGGACCAAACGGTACCTCTTTGGAGGTGCACTTGGCAGTGCACCTCCTCACC